CAAGGGCTGGTAAGATAAAAATATCTTGTGCAGTTTTAATCTCAGGTAGTACAAGTTTTTCGTCTACGTTAGCGTGTAAGCCAGAGCGGTCTTTAATATTCTGTACGCTTATGAATAATGTGTTTAAACTCATCTTTATTTTCTTTTTACAATATTTGATACCCACCTGTGACGGCAACTTTCTGAAATTTTACCATTGTCATTCCACCAACCGCCTCGTCTATCCCATACAGAATAACCAAGCCTTGCACTCATTTGCTCAATATCGCTACGAGTATAAAACTTATTAGCTTCTAATAAATATTTGCAAAATGGTCTGCTTGTTGTAATCAAAGGATTGTTTTCAGGCTCTCCACCTCTATTCAATTTAGGTATCCACTCGTAAGTGTAACGAATTAAAATCTGCGTTGTTTGTGGCTTAATAGCTTCAACAATTTTACCAATAGGCGCAGTTAATTCTCTTTCGATAATAACGTTGCTATCAATTCCTTTGCCTTGCTTTACTTCGCTTGTCTTAATAAACCCCTTCTCGATTAATAGATCAATAACACGCTTAACCGCACCCACATCTTCTTTTAAAGTGTCAGCTATTACTTCAGGGGTAATTCTTTTATCCTTAACAATTAAGTCCAAGATATTGCTTTGTAATTGTGTTACATCTGCAAACATTTCAAAGTCAGCATCGTCGCTAAATCTTGTCTTGCTTTTAAGAACCTCGTAGTTATTTCTATCTTCTCCGAACTCAAAGAAAACCTGAAAATCTTGTTCGCTAAATTCTAAATCTTCAGCACCTAACCAAGTAGCAACCTCTTCGTCGCTTAAAGCATAACCGCCTTTTAACATTGAACTTGCTTGTTCTCTGGTAATCTTACCCTTATTAAAATCTCTAATGATGCGCTGCATATTTTGCCACTCACGACCTTTCAAACCTTTAATATGCTCATTCACACTTAAAGGACTTGCTGCCATTGGCTGCTCGGTTTCTGCAACTATTCCGTATTGTGTAGGGTCAATACCTAACTTCTCTAATATCCACTCTTTTGGTGCTACTTGTAAAATAACATTCTCGCTAAAGTCAATTCCAATAGGGTCAACAGGTTGTAGTTTTAGTTCTACTTGCACATCTGTATATTGCGCTAACATATTAAACACACCTTCGATTTGCATTTGCTTGTAGCGTACATAGGTGTTATTAAATATCTCGTAGCTATCACGCATCTGTTGTCTGTTGCCTAATTGACCTGGAACGGCAATACCGAATAAGTCAGGACTTGTAATTTGATGCCCACTAAATATGTTAGTTTGTATTAACTCGTCTACTCTACCGAAGTCCTCTTTAGTTAAATCACTCGCACCCAAATCATCTACAATAGGCTTTCTTGTTGCATCGTTTACAAAAGCAAGTAAATACTTCTTGCCGTCTGCACCTGTGTACATATTGTCGAACTGTCTGCTAACCGCTCTTTTCTCGTCAGGACTTGGCTCACCATTTGGTAAGGTAATAAGTTTACTGGCAGAAAACCCGGTTTGAGCATTACCCAAAACGTGCTTACTTACTTCTACATCACTTTCAATGTAATTTAAAGCACCGAAATAACCCGGAAGGCTATAAACATTCATTCCCGGTCTGTATTCTTTTACATATAGTATCTGTACACCGATTGGGTTTTTAGGGTTAAACGCTGCATAAACTTCTGCTTTCTCTTGGTTGCGTGTAGCTTTCCAATCTTCTTTATACCAAAACTGAGTATTGTCTTTATTAGTTCTAATCTTTGTATAATCACAATGCCACAACTCCGCAACTTGTTCGCCCATTACAGACCAAATAACTTGGATATAAGCACCACCAAATAGTTCTAAATCTAAAGCAACCTTTTTAGTAAGGTCGTTAAGGCTCTCTTCTCTATTTACTTTTTTAACTAAAGCCTCTTCTCCTGCCCAACCATTGCCAACAATGTAGTTAACCTTGCCACGAATGATTGCGTTGTGCTTTGCTGATTTGTTAAATAGGTCTAATAAGTATTGCGGATAGTCATTGTTTTGACCATACTGCATATACCCCTCGCCTTTTTTCTCTTTATATTCCGGTTGCTTTGCTTCCGCAAATGTCAATACTTGTATTTCCATTATTGTCTAATTGTGAATGTGCTTGTTGTTTCGTATTCTGTGAATGCTATAGTTGTACCCTCGAGTTCCATAATGCCGCTTTCTAGCAGATTTAAGCCTGTTGGGTTTAGGTTTGATGTACTTGCTTGTTCGTAGATTGTGTAGGTGTATTGCCCGTTTAAAGCCGTATTAAAGAAGCTATTAACTACTATGCTAAACTCATTGAACCTGTCCTTGTATGCGCTTATATCCGTGTTATTTAGCCTTACGAATTTAATGTCCGTATTTGTTGATCTATTCTCAAAAACAAATAGATAGTTAGGACTTGCTAAAAGCTGCTTCTCAGTCAAGGTAAGTATTATGTTTTGGGTTTGCCCCTTAATTAATCTTATCACAACTATAAATATAAAGTATCACGATTGTTTGCAAAATAAAAAACCCCCGAACAATTAAGTCCGAGGGCATCTATATACAAAACCAAAACAACCTAAGTTCCTGGAGTAGTTAATGCGCCTGATACAGTAGAGTTTACTGATGGAGCAAGGGCAGCCTCCGCACCTGTAAAGGTCAAAGTGTAACCACTTCTATCACCTTCAGCCGTACCTGTACCTGCATTACCTGCGGTTAGGTCTAAGCCTCTAGTTTTTCCTAAGTACCAGAATGCGCCATTGTTATCTTTGGCAACTGCTACTAAAGTGTTTTGAGCCAATAACAAGATTTCGTTTCTTGTGTTAGCTTGTAATTTGTTTAATACGATGGTCAATTCAGGAGCATAAAAGACAGTTCCGTTTTGTACGTTTGCATTGATATTCTCAACTAATTGAGAAGTACCTTTTACAAGTTCGTACTTAAAGAACCTCTTGCCAGATGCTTTTACTAAAGCGGTGATAACACCACTTGCTTCTGTTGTAGAAGTAACATCTGCTGCTGCTATGAAATAAACCTCAGTAATTCCGCCCAATGAATCTTTGCAATCAAGGGAGTAATTTTGGGTTAAAGCGCAAGGCATATTTTAAAAATTAATTAGTTTAAAAAATGGGTAGGTATATTACAACCTACCCGATAAATTATGCAAGGATAAACTTCACAGTCTCGTCAGGGAATGCGATGTTAGTGCCCATCTTAAACTCGCTAACAAAGCGCACTTGGTCCGCTTCTTTTGCGTAGAAGATTTCGAATTTTTCTTCTTCGTTTAATAAGTCAGTACCTAAGAACATATTTGATAAACGCATAGCGTAAACCTTATTAGTTCCGTTAAGACCTGCAACTGCAATAACTTTAATTGTAGTACCTGGTAATACAAATTCGCTATCAGCTTTTACATCAATTTGGTAATTGAAGCTACCGCTATTCTTAAGAGCGATTGTGTAAGTTCTAAATAAATCTTGACCGCAGAAGATAGTCATATCATCAGCAGCTACAACTTGTGCAGGGATTGCTTGGTAAACACCATCAAAGATGCTAATTACGTTAGCAGCAGTAATGCTTGATAAAGGAGCACCACTAATGTAAGTTGAAGCGTTTGCAGCAACAACACCTGAAGCAGCACCGATTAATTTTACAAGACCATCGAAGCGGTTAAGGTTAACATTAACACTTGTAGTGTCGCCAGTCCATAACGCAGTTTCTAATTGAGCAGCAATAGTTTTAGCTTTCTTTTCGCTATACTCTTGCTCAAAAGGTACTGAGTCGTACATAGAGCCAGTAGGTAAAGCTTTCTGAAGGTACTTTGCCTCAAGGTCTTTAGGACATAAAGCTTCGTTTACTTTAATCTTGCCCGGAGTTACAGTTCTTTGAGTAAAGGTTGTAGATCCAGAAGCAGAAAAGCCACAAGCAGCACCATCTTGAAAGATAGCGTCAGTTTGCATAATGTTAATCTTCTCGCTTGACTTTACGCCAACCATAACGTTTCCCGCGCTCTTAATAAGAGAAGCAGTTTTTGAACCTAATACAGAAGATGTTACAAGTAGAGCCTCGTTTTCTTTTGTATAGTTTGCTAATGCAGATACATCAAATCCCATTTTATTTTATTTTTATTTGTTTAATAAAGCGTTTCTAAATTTTTCAATTCTATCGTACTTCATTGAGTGAGTTGTTACGTTAGAACCAAAGTTTTGTTTTGGTTGCGCAATAGGTTCAGCGTTAGGTGTCTTAGTAAGTGCTTCTATTAATTCAGCTACTTGACTAAAGCCATTCTTAACTTTTGCCTCTAATTGTGCTACTTGTGTTTTAAGACCTTCGTTTTCAGCTACTAAGTTTGCGATTTCGTCAGCCATTTTCTCGTCCATCTTCTTGCCCATTTCAGCAGGTGTTTCGTCAGCTTCTTTAGCTTCTGCTTCTGGAGTTTCAATAGATAAGATTTTAGCGGCTTCGTCTAATACGATTTTAGTGCCGTCTGCTAATTGGTGTTCGCCCATTGGAGCAGGTGTTCCGTCAGCCAATGTAACTTCTCCGCCAATAGCAAGTTCGCTAACCATAACCTTTGTTCCGTCCATAAGGCTATACTCAGCAAATGTAACAGGTACTTCTTCGATTGGTGCTTCAGCAGGTGCAGGAGCATCTACCATTGGCATATCTTCGAACAAAGCCCTAATTTGCATAATTGCATCTTTTGCGTTCATCATTCTTTTTGTTTAAATATTAATAAAAGATTTTGTTTATCATTTAACCCTCTGCAATATTTCTTTAATTGCATTCATAAGGTCTTGTTCTTTAGTCGGCTTTGTCTTGTAAGTAAACAATCCCTCAACACTAAAGCCTTTAAATTTACCCTCTTTAACATCGTTCCACACCCGTTCGTTATCTACTTTAAAAGAACCAAACCACGACCCGTCAGGTGCATCTTCAAATCCTTTCATTGGTTGTATGCCACGACTTGCATCTGTAATAAAACTTTCAAACATAGTAACACCTTCTACCTGAGCATCTGGAGAATGCATCAAGTTTACGTTTGATTGGTAGCCTCTTTTGAAAAACTTTTGAGCAATCTTAAAAATAGTATCTTTAGAGAACACCACATAGTAATCGCCATAAGTAGCATCGCTGCGAAAAATAGGTACGTCAGCCAACATAAGAGGTCCAGAAATAATACGCTTATCTTCGCTAACCACTTCAAAGCGTTGTTGGTTTTTAAAAGCATTCCAGTTCTTTTGTATAGCAGGTCTGTCTACGAGTGCCACGTAATCTACTTCGGCATCGTCATTCATATCCTCGCTAATGTCTAATAAATAAACAGGTAAGTCCATAATCGTAAATATTAAGTTTTATAAATTGTTATCATTTAACCAAACCTTGCTCTTTGCTGAATAGCTGCAATACGTTCTTGGCTACTTGTTACATCGCTCTCTACAACATAGGCTCTTGTTGCTTGGTTTCCTAAAGCGTTAATTGATTGTGCGCTAATATTTGTAGTGGCTGCTTGTGGTTGAGGTGGGGCTATTGGTGCGCCAGATAAACTTGGAGCCGAAATGTTAGCTGCGCCACCGCCACCGCCATTCGGTGTTTTAACTGCTAAAATAGATTTGACATTTTTAATACCACCTACAACTGCAATACCAGCAGCAATAGCCGCTCTAATTGGAGAGGTCGGGTCTCCTGGTATTAATTGTGAAGCATAGGCTTTTTGCGCACTTAAATAAGTGTCTATTGTAGTTGAAGCAATAGCAGCCGCTTTACCTGCTGCCGTATTTTTACCAACTAAATCGGATATAGTTCCTAATAACTGAGAAGCAACTTCAGCGTTTTTAACTTTAGCCTCGGCTTCTAACTTATCTATGTCAGTCCTTGCTTTTGCATTTGCCTCTAAAGCTGCATTGTATTGCTCTTCTGTTATTAAACTACTAGCAAAAGCCTCTTCAACTGCTATTTGCTTTTCGTCTAATAAACTTCTTTCTAATGCTAAATCAGTTTCATTTTTTGCAATCTTTTTATCTAACTCAGCAAGGTCTTTAGCTGCTTGTTTCTTTTCGTCATCTTGTGTTTTAGAAAACTTTTTTTGTAAATTAGCAAATTCTAAATCATCTTCTTTAGTCATTTGATTTGCTGCATCTTCAAGCATCTTTGCATCTGAGGCTGCCTTCTTTTCTTTTTCTATTTCTGCTAAAGCACTTAAATCTGTATTAAGTTTAATCCTTGCTGCAACTATTAATTCGTTTCTTGTAGCCTCAGTTATTTTAGTGTTAGCTAAAATTTCCTCTTTTTCTTTATTAAAAGCAATGTTAAGTTCTACTCTTTTCTTTTCGTTTTCGTCTTTGAAAGTAGATAAGAATATTGCATTATTTAATTCTGCTAACTTTTCTAAAGCTACTTTTTCAGCCTCTAATCTTTCCTTAGCATCAGCTTCAGCCTTTTTCTTTGTGTCCTCTCCATACTTGTTTGCGGTTGCTGCACCCTTTTCTGCCGCTTTTTTAGCTGCGTCTTCTCTTGTTTTTTGAGTTGTTGCATCAATTACCGCTAAATCATTTTGTAGGTCTTTATATTTTTTAGATTGCTCTCCAAATAATAAACCCCTTTCATTAGCGGCTTTTTTTAGGTCATTTAATTCATTTTGTATTGATTGTTTTTTAAGTTTATCAATCTTTCCTTGTTCTGCACCTTGTGCTTGAAGTAATTTAATTTGCCTATCAATACCTTCATTAATTACTTTTGTGTTTGTTGATGCTTTAGTATATGTTTTTTGCCTTTGTTCTTCTGCTCTTGTAGCTGCATTTGTAATTCCTATAAGGTCTGTAACTGCCGTAATTGTATTACCTATGGCACTTATAAATTTACCAAACCCCGTATTAGCTACTGCGTTTTTAAGTTTGTCAAAGTTTTGAACAAGCAAAGTAATACCTATAACTAAAGCACCTACACCAGTTGCAAGTAAAGCTGCTCTAAATAATTTCATAGCAGTAGTAGATGCCGTTGTTGCTACTGTTGCAGTATTTGTTGCAGCAGCCTGTGCCTTAGTTGCTACAGTTGAAGCTACTGTTGTTGCAACATCTGTCTTTTGTATGGCAACCTTCTCGCCCATAACAAAATTATAAGCAGCCTGAAATACACTTGTATTTTTTATAGTTGCTCCTAATTGTTTAAAGCTATCGATACTTTCACCTACCGCTTGTAAGCCTTGCGATAAAGCCATAGCAGATTGAACTTTTAACAAAGCCTTTTCTACATTTTCAGATTCAGCACCAAATAAACCAATAGCACCTTGAGCTGCTGCAAAGCCACCTGCTACACCACTAAGTGAAGCGGTTAAGGCTTTAAACTTAGCATCTGGATTAAAGGCATCTGTTAAGCTTTTTGCATCGCCTATTCTGTCTTTTAATTCTGCTGCTCTTTTTGCTGCGTTTACTGCTTGTTCAGACGTCGCGCCAAACTTATCCGATAAGGCTTGTACATCTTGTTGCGCTTCTCTTAACTGCTTTTTTAAAGAGCCTAAAGCTTGGTCTTGGTTACCGCCTACTTTAATATTAAACGAAAGTTCATTATTTTCTGCCATATCTTATATTATTGGATATCGTGTATTAATTACTTTTAAAAACGATAGTTTAGTTGTATTGTATTCCATAGGGTTAAAGTTCTCGACTTTGTTAAGCCTGAATAAAACCCCGTCTATATAAACATACTTGCTAAAATCTAAATTGAATATATCTACTATGTCTAAAAGTCCAAAGCAAGTTAATAACTTACTGTCCTTGTTTGTAATCTCAGCAAGGTAAGGGCTATGGAAGTCAGCAAATAAATTAAACTCAGTAAAGTTAGCAGGTGCAAATTGCACTTCTTTAGGCGCACCAAAATTGATGTCAGTATTAGAATTAATTGGGTCGTCTAAATGCCCTGCATAACCATAGCTTGTATAAGTTCCTAAATTAGTAGTTGTATTCATAATGTTCCAAGCAGATACACCTGTTATCTTTTTTGTTTGCATTATGCGTATAATACTTTCCATTCTATCTTCTGCACTATTCGTGTTTGATTTCTTATAAATAGCAGGAAACACTTTGTCTTGCCCTTGCGCCTGATATAATACCGATGCAGAAAATATAACTTCTAATACATCTGTTTCTTTTACAAAGTCAAACTCAGTATCGTAAATTAAATCGCCATAGCCTTCTGTATACTTCTTGCGATAATTCTCGTTATAAAAATCATTATCTTGCTTAAACTTATAGTTATAGTAACGAGCATTAACTTCGCTCATTGGCTTAATGCTTAAAGGTTTTGCTCTGTCTACCTTATCTGTCCAATCTAAAGCGGTAGCCGAGTTAATAGGATAAAAGTCCACATACGGACTAATAACCAATTCTTTGTCGTTAAACTTATTCTCATAAACATAAAGATTAAACATTTTAACAATGCTCAAAAAGAAATCTCTTTGAAATATACCTTTAGGAATAGTATCGTTTACTTTAATTGTTTCCCCTAAATTAACTACTACCTGCGTAGGTGTGCTTGTAGTAACACCTATTTCTCCTAATGAAATATCAAGGATAACCCCGTTAGCTACTATTTCAACTTGCATATAGTCGCCATTAGCAAACGTAACTCCATTAACAGTAAACTCGCAATTAAAAAAACTGCTAACACTTGCATCGAAATCTTGTCTGCCTATTTCTACGTTATTCTTTGTAAGTACAACAGAATAGTTTGGTAAAGGTGGATTGTGATAAAAAACAGTACCTCTTAATAATACTTGTATGTTTGTTGTAATTGTTGGTGCAGGTACTACCCCATAAGTAAATAACTGCCCTAACCCGTCAAGTGTAAAGCTACCTGCCGTTACCATTGTATACTCTACAATAGAACTTGCGTTTGTGTTTATCCTAATTAATTTAGCTGCTGCGTTTAGGCTTGTATTATTTAGGGTAGATATGTTTATTTGGTTATGCGGTATAATAAGCCTTTTAAATAAAGGTGTATCAAAGAACGAGCAGTCAAATGTATATTCTGTTGCTGCAAACATTTTTTGTATATACTCCTTGACATACAAAGCAGGTCTAAAAGTAGTGTATTGAAAATCTTTTTTAGCAACCCCATAACCACCTAATCCACCTGCCCCTGCTCCTGTACTAACGTTTCCGTAATCAATAAGCGGATAGTAATAACCAGAGCCACCAGGATTATCCCAACTGGCACTAATATTAGCTACGCTATAAGTATGATTGTATGCGCTAAAATCTAAATCTTCTAAACGCTGATTTCCTAACTGATTAATAAAACCGCCAAGTTCACCAAATACACTACATTGATATTCGATAGTTTCTTTGTCTATAACTATTTCCAATATTCGTAAAGTGCCTTTAAATATTTGCACCTTGTCAATAAAGATTTTACAGTTAGCTTGTTTGGTTACGTTGTAGTTATAACCTATGTTTGGTAATTCAGGATAAGTTACGTTAGCGTTGTTTAGTTCGAAGATGTAGCCAAATATTAGGTTGTTATTTGCAGTTCCTGGTATGCTTATTGTCTTACTAAAAGAAGTATTGCGACTAGCGAACTCACTTACATCGTCAATCGCATAAGTGAACTCCGTAGATATATCTTGCAATAGATCAATCTTTTGTTCCTCGATGTATATTTCTGTGCTAATCATTATCTAAATTGGCTTGTTAAATACTTACCTACTTCTACTTCAATTTCAAAGTTAAATAGTTTGTCTGCACTTTCTAACTTATACTCGTAATTGCTTGTACTTATTGTAACAGGGAAATAAGCACCAAGAACCTCCATATATACAATAGGACTTGATACAAGTTGAGCCAACCAAGAATAATCTTGTTCGCTAACCCAATCAGAAGTAAGCCTATATTTATCCTTATGCTGAATAGCATAGTTAAAAGTCGTTTCGTTATATCTGTTATATCCATCAATGTTTGTCATTTGCCCACCTACAAGCTGCCAATCGCTGCGCCTGTATGATGCTCTTTGGTATTCGCTTGACCTTCTATTAACAAGAGCAAACTTCTTTGTATCCCAACCGCCAAGCCTATTTAAGAACTCAAGGTTAAATTGTTGGTATTTAGGATAGCACTTATGTCTTATCTTAATAACCCTTGTTTTTGCTATGCCTCTTTTTAAATAGAAATTATAGCCGTAAGTATTCTCGTTGATTATAGTTCCAGATGCCCAATCGTTTATATGTCCGGCTTGTAGGTTAAACATATTGAATTGTCCGTTCAGGGTTATGTTACCCGATACTGTATTAGTAACTGCTTCATTTTGTCCGACTACTTCAACCCAAGCTGAATAACCGCCCGTTGCTATGCGCAGGAATGTAATGTAAAAGTTATCTCCGTATTCTAAAGTTATCTCGTCCGTGTCCCTTTCGGTAAGAAAATCATCTGTAAAGTTTTCTAATAGTAAATTATCATAATAGTCCGATAGCACCAAAGGTGTGTTATTCTTTGTTAAGAACACATCGGCAAACAATGGGGGTACAAAGTTGTAAGCCGAGAAATTACCAGAAGCTAAGTTTGTAGTCGTTACACCGCTTACTTCTTCTCCTATCCTTAAATCGTAATCTACTTTAATCTTATCGTTTGATGCTACAAGTATTGAATTACCTGAAGGCTCGAAGTAATTAGTTACAAAACTACGCACCATTGGTGATGCGTTAAAAACCCCGTAGCTACCCTCTGCACTTGGTGAAGGGAATACTTTAGACCTAATTACCTGACTTCCGTTTATATAAACATCATACACAAACTTAAAGTTTGTAGTTCCGCTATTAGTAGAACTTGATACAAACCAAAGGTTATCGTGCATTGACGAATAAGGTGCAGGGCTACTTGTTATTGTTATTGCCATTCTTGCTTTCGTTTACTGTTTGCTTTATTTGAATTAATACATCGCCACCTACTGCGACTGCTATATTTTCAATAAATTCTTTATTAAATATTTGGGCTACTGCTCTGTCAAAATAGTGTGTAGACCTAAGTCCTTTAGTATGTATGCTTTTTGCTATCGCCCAAGCTAAAGATTTTTTTCCTTGTATTGCTTTGCTTTCCGCTCCAAGCTTTGTGTACTTCTTAACGGCTACCGATTTTAGCTTATTATAACTAAGCCATTTTTCTATTACATTAACCGGAATTGACTTGCTACTTGTTTTGAACGAATAAGGTGTTTTAGCATCTGCCTTTGTATTGTTTGTACCCTTAACCCCTTTATTGACAAACCTAAAGTATTTGTCTTGTTCGCTTCCTTGCTCATATCCTAAACTTAAAACGTAACTGTTTCCAAATTTAGTTACAATACCGATTGCCGGTTCTGCTAACTTACCAGAACTTGTTATATTTTCTTGATCTAATATCTTGATTAGGGCATCATTAAAGGCTTGTCCGTATAAAGACAAGGTTTCCTCTAATACAGGCAAATCGCCTTCCTTAACCTTGCCAAAGCCCGTATCGCCTATGCTTTTTAAAAAGCCTTCCCTTAATGCTTGTATTTGCGCCTTTGATATACTCACGCTAATAAATATAAGCAAGGGCTAAAAATAACTAACCCCACCAAAATTGGCAGGGCTTGTCTGGGGGGTTATTTTAATTTTCTATGTTGCTCTTTATCGTAATCAGCTTTAGCCTTTAGATAGCTAAGTGTATTTAAGTATTGTATTGTGCTTAACTCATAAGCTTCGTCAACTGTAATATTTTCTTGGTCGGCAACAGATTTGGTACAATATTGCCATCCAAAGTCTCGCATAAAGTTTGAACCACCTTTAGTGCCGTCTCCGTATCCAGACCCTTCGCTATCATCTCTTGTATCAAATAAGCCTGAGAAACTTCTATCCAATTTCTGTAAACTTGATAAAAAAAAACAATGGATTGGTAAACGTGTATAAAATTTGCCCCTTGTAAGTCCTCTGCATATATGCTATGCTTGGCTGCATCGTACTTGTCATTAACCCATTTTCCGTACCAATTTTTGCGTTGAGGCATAACCATTGAGGCTGCTAACTTATGTAGGTTACCTACTAAGTCGGTACTAAATACTTTAGTTTCTATGTATCTGGCTGCTTTGATTTGTTGCACATCATAGATAAACTTGTAACGTTTGCCATTTACTTCGGTATACTTAACAGGCTTACCTTCTATCTTATCGTCTAAGAAGCTCAAGTTTACCTTTAATTTGTTAAACTCCCCTACACTTAGGCTATCAACTTGCGTGTCTGTAAGGTTATGTAAAATGCCTACAAGCTTACTTTCTACATCAAGGGTAGTCCAATCCTTCTCAGGCTTTGTAACTATTGGGTAAATTTGTTGGTACTGCCATACTGTTAATTCGTTCCAATTCATTTTCTTAGTTTTAACATTAGCTCATAGGCAAGATGCCCACCTATGTAAGCTAACGCTGCCAAAGGTAAGCAAATTGCAAAGAAATACAATATTTTTATTACTTTAATGATACGGCTACACTTGTTGTGCTACTCTTAGCAGGTGGGTAAACCTTTGTAACCTCGCCCGTAACTCCGTTAATAATATCAAGTCCTTGATGCGGTACTTTTTTTAGGAATTCCTCCATATCCTTTTTAGCTTTAGCTGCACTATTGTACTCGGTCATTATTTCCTCGTAAGCAGGACTTTCGCATTTGGTGTAATCGTACTTAACCCCTACTTCACGAATGTTAAACTTTGCGCTCATATACTCGAAGTCCTTACCATTAAGTACGGCTGCTTGTAATACTGCATCTTTATAGTCCTTATTGTTCTTTAGGGTTTCAAGCATATCCTCTAAGGCTTTAACCTGGAGGTGTGTTTTTAACGGATCAAGTTCCCCTGCGTTTAAGCGTTCAATTAATTGGTAGGTAAACTCAGTCCTTTGTTCTTTTGTTGTTTCGAAGATTTGTTGTAGTTGCATTTGTTTATCTTTAGTTAAATATCTTCTTCTATTAATTTATTTAAAAATGTTTCTGCAAGTAATATACATTGCTCCTTTTCTTTTTTAAGTAAGTTATGCGCCTGTAATACTACTTGGTCTGCTGAAATCATTTGACCTTTGTATTGGTTAGCCCAATCTTTTAATTCTTGCATTGCTGTTTTCATAGGTTTGTTTTTCATATTGTTTCGGGTTTGTAATTATCTATGTCAAAAAAGCCAATTTCTGACTTATGTTCTGGTCTTCTTAATCTACGCTTAGAAGGTTCGTAACCCTTCTCGTTGCAGTAGGTAAGTATCTCAAGGTAAGTGGCATCAATGTTAGACATCATAATGCTAATCGGCTCACTTGCGTAATACTTGTCTATGTAATCTTTTGTTGTTTGGGTCATTGTGTTTAATTGTGTAGTCAAATAATGCTGCCATTACAAAACCTGTTGCAATTAGCAGAAGGCATATAGTGTAGATCATTTTGAGTAGATGTCTTGTAATTGTCCAATAAGGTAACAAGCTACTAAAAATACGGCTAAAAGTTGAGCGGTTTCTTTTTTCATTTTATTTCTTTTGGTTTTCTAATAAATTGGTAAAAACAACTATGCAAAATTGTGGGAAAGACACCCCTTGTTCTTTTATTTTTTGTTCCTTATAATCCGATAATAATAATTTATCGTACTCACCGCAAAAATTATATAGTGTTTCAAAATTTTCACCCGCCTTTTCTATAGCAGAAAAGTAAGCGATGTCTACTGATTTTTTTTCTTTTTTCATTGTTTTTGGTTTTAAATTGTGCGTTGATAAGCCGCACCCCTTATTATTTTAATTATGAATATAATGTCTATCGTATTCTCCTATTTTAATATTTACATAAAAATCTGGTTGTGTACCATAATCACCTGTTTCTCTATAAGTTACACCTTCACTTGCAATTTGATCTATTATTTTAATTACATTCTTTTTTACAGGGTCAGTATTCTCATCAATATAATAATGATTAACACTTTCATATGTTTCTGTTAATTTAGCAGGTCCAGATAAAACAACAATGTTAACACCATTGTAATTTCTTTTAGTAACTGAGAATTTGTAAGCAGGTAAAACGTTTTTTAATTCGTTTCTGATAATTTTTACTCTTTGTGTAGTAGTTAGATAATTCATTGTGTTTGTGTTTTTTGATTGATTGATATATCAAATATACAAAGCATTCACATTCCACAATCAAAATGGGTAAACTTTTTTTAAAAAAAATGTAATATTTTTATTTATTATTGAAAATCAATAAGTTACAGGAATGCATATTTCCCGGACATTGGGTTATCCAGGATATTAAGTGAGGCATAACGCAGGGCATCTATTGCGTGATTAAGGAAATCGACAGGCTCATTGTCAAGTTTCCCATCTTTATTCTGTTTCCATTTATAGCCGTTAAGTTCCTTTTTTAGATTACTCGATCTTTGCGTTACATTCAGTTTATAACGCTTTAAAGTATTAATTGATTGTCTGATACTATCCGGTCCTTTCTTAGCACCCTCTATTTGCCACCCATAAGCCCCTAATTCAGCGATTGACTTAGGTTCGGCACTATCTGCTATAATACGCCCATTAACGCCTAATTCACGCATCAAATCGCTAATGCGGATATTAAGCAACCCCCTATCGTAAATAAGCTCATCTATAACTAACTCTCCAGATTGTGAATAAAGGGCAACTAAAGCCGTAGGGTCATTACTAAAGCCAAAGTCCAATCCGTAGCCAATAAGCTTAGCATCTGTGTCAACTCCACTAACTATGTTGTAATCTCTAAATATTACCCCTTCAAGTTTCCCTGTCAGACCTCGAGCATAAACCTTATAAAGTTCTGGATCGTCTATTGCCTCGATTTTATCGTGTATCTTTTGATCCAGGAATGTATTATGCCTATGGTCGCTAATTATTAGCGTTACGTTAGGTTTACCTATTAACTCGGTATGTACCCAAAATTCATTGTTTGGGTTATAATCTATATAGCTTTTCTTTTTGGTTCTTATATATAACTCGTCCCAAATAATCTTGTCTACGCCATTTGCTTCGTTTAGAAACAGATAGTCTCTTTTACCTTGTTTAGCATCTTGCGAATCGTCATAACTTTTAAACTCTATAATAGATCCATTAACAAAAGTAAATACCCTATCCGATTTGTTATATTCTAAAATGTAATTGTTAAGTCCTTCTGTATTATCCACTATGTTATGGGCATCTCTTATCGGTCCAACTTTTAAGTTTGGTATATCCTGACCGGCAACAGTTATAATGCACCTATCGTTTTCTATTGCGTGAAGGAATAGGTTTTGAAGTATTGAGTAAGTTTTACCGCTACTTGTACCGCCTTGATTGATTATAATATCAGTATCGGCATTTCGGTTACTTAAAAATACATCGGTTGTTTTAAACATCTGTTTCTCTATTTGCTAAAGGCACTCCGCTAGTAATTACCTCGACTTGTATTTTGCCTGTTAGCTCTGTTTTATTTGTAGTGTCTACTGTTTCCTTTGGTTTACCATAAACACGGGTAAGCAAAGTTTCTAAACTATAAAGGCTGCCTTTCTCTAAACTTTTACGCATAGCAGCAGCTATTGTTTTTTCTAATACAGTTGCTCTGGGGTTATCCCATACTGACTTAAGTTCCTCTAAGTCCATTGACATCATTGCTTGAATAGTGTCATTTATTTCCGATACCTTATAGCCTTGCTCTTTGAGTAGGCTTACATATTTTCTCGGTCTTCCGTTTGGGTTACCAGATTGACCTGGTTTGAATGGTATTAAGTGTTCTTTGCTCATTCTGTTATTATTCTGTTTATACCCCCTTTAAAGGTATTTTTAATATAGGGTTAAAGTCATAACTTCTTTTGCTTTTTTTATCCTGACTTATTATGTTTGAACCCCATTTTTTTTGCAACAATTCAAATTGTTCTTTTTCTTTTTGAAGGTTTCTATATGTTGCACACCCACCAGATTGTTCAGCTTGTTTTACATCATAAAAGGCATAGTTAACTCTTAAACAACCTCTATTAGCTTTGATGTGCTGAAGGGTTATGTCGTAATCTTCTTTTAAAGGCAATGTCTCATCGTACCTTATATTGTTTTGCAGATGAGCCTGGAAAGGACCGCCAATGTATTGTAAAGTTCCAAATGGAGTATGTTCTCTATATGCCCCCTTGTCCGGTATGCAATTTAACCCCCAAAACTTAAACCCCCAATCCTTACATAATATAGCCATTGACTCGCAAAACTCCATTAATTCTTCAGGGTTAAACTTAACTTTGCTTTGTTGTTCCCATCTGTAAATGCCTTTGCAATCGTCATCTAATAAAATAACGCAATCAGCATCGAATAGGTTATCTAAAATATAATTCCTAATTCTGCATAAGTTACCCTGTGCGCTATCTGGCACAATATGTATATCGTTGCCATTTTTAATATATTCCTCTGCTTCGCTCTCCCTTACTATTAATTTAACGAATGGGTAGTTTGTTTGTGTGATGCTCTTTTGTGGTCTCTTGTAAGACGGAGCATAAAATTTAACCTTCATTTCCGCTTTCTTTAATTTTTAAAATTGCATCTACGCCATCAATTACCCTACCTACTCCCTTACTCCAGGTTTTACCATTCTGTCTTAAACTATATGTGCTTTCTAATTGGAAAATGCTTTGCACTTGTAACCAGTCAATATCTGTACTAAATTTTAGTACTATGTAATTGCTTTGTTGGTCTAATTCATTGCTTATTTTTATTTCTCCTTCTATCTTATCGGCATCGCTTATACCTGGAATGTCTAACCCCCAATTTTCTAAATCTTCTGCATCCCAATCATTAGCAAGGTCATCCCAATCCCATTCACCATATCCTATGTTATCTTTTACTATAAACTCTTTTTCTTGTTCTTCAGTTAATTCACTTGCTTTGATAATAGGTATTTCTTTTAGTCCTGCTTCCTTACAAGCCTTTAGTCGCATATTCCCACCAAGCACAACCATATCGTCATTAACTACAATAGGTCTAAGGTTTAGCATTTGTGGGAAATCGGTAATTGACTTTACAAGCTTTGCAAACTTATCATCTTTAATTATTCTGGGGTTGTTAGGGTTTGCTTTTACTGTGTTGATTGGTACGTTTTGTATCATAGTATGCCGTTTATTATATCGTTTGCTTCGTCTATTGCATTCTGTTGTTCAATGAAAGTGTCAACGTCTGCTATGTGCTTATTGATTAAAGTTTCTGCCATCGCATAGGTGTAGTTACCGATTGTGGTCATATCGTCTCCATTTTTACCTGTCTTACATACCGCAAGGAAGTAAGCTTTGTTTGTTAATAAATACCATATAGCCCATAACTTTCTCATCTGCCTTGACCTCTATAAGCTTTTTCTCTGGGCGTGTGCTTATTAAAGGACTTCTTTGCAGAGCCTCGCTTTCTTTTCCCAAAGCTAATTTTGTTTTTATTCTCGTTACCCTTTGCCATAATTCTTTGCGTGTATATCTTTTAAAAACTCTTTATATTGTTTCTTGTCTCCGTATTCTATATGGCACTTTCTACAAAGTCCCATTAGGTTTTCAATCGTGTCTTTGTCTTTGCTGCCACCCATACCCCTTGCCTCAATATGATGTATATCTACCGCTTGTGAGCCACACACTTCGCAAGGAATAAAGTCCGTTGTTTTATACCCCATTCCCTGCAAATATAATTGTGTGTGTTTCTGCATACTTTCCCCATTAAATTTTCCGTTGATTAATAATTAAAAAATTTAAGTATGCAAATTATTTTCCGTCTATTTCTTTTAGTTTGTTAATCGCCCACTCAACTCCACTTGTACCACCCCAAGCATCCCACATCAAACCGCCACAACCTTCGCTATAAGGAACATCTTTATGCTGCTGATGTCTTTTAAAAGAAGCCATACGGGCAATAGTATCTCTACTAATTGGCTCACGATTTGCTAACTGGTTTGCTCTTGCTTTCCCTGTTGCTTCTCCGCAAGAACCCCAACCATTTTTATCTGCCCATTCTAAAGCACGTTTTGCGTTATTAGTTGCGCTTTCAGGGTAGTCGGTATAGCTATCTGCAAACTTGCCACCTGCAAGGATAGCTTTCCATACTTGGTTAGCCTTCTCTTCGGTATCGTAAACGCAACCTCCTGAGCCTATTCTATATTTGCCGTTTGAGCATTTTATTACTGGCATAGTTTACTATAAATATACTTTCGGTCTAAATTTATCTCGTCAAAGTTATACTTCTTTTCGCAGAACTCAAATAGCTTTTGTCCGCTTTCCTTACGCATAGCCTCGTCGCTTACTAAATCTTTGATGTGTTTGTACCAATCCTTCTGACTTTTAACGTAGTGTACCGGCATATCTAAGTAAGGATTGACGTGACTAACAATGGCAGGGTTCTTTTTAGAAGCCGTTTCTAATACTTTTAGATTTGACTTCATAGCGTTAAACTTGTTATCAACCAATGGGATAACTGAAATATCGCTATCAGTATAAGCACCCATATATTCCGTAACCTTTGCGTAATTATAAATCGTAGGGTTTAGCTTTAGTCCGCAAGTAAAGGCATCAATCATTTTATCCCATATCGGTTTCTCCCCGTCATTGTAACCTGCTATAACAGTTCTAATATTCATACCTTGTAGCCTTTTGAAAGGTTGCCTTAGTATTTCAATATCCCTTTCGTGCGTTCCGCTACCGCTCCAAAATAATCTAACCTTGTAATCTTCGGTCTTGTTATCCTGGAACTGCTCTTGCCCATAGGGTAAAGCGTTAGGTAATATGTGAACGTTCTTATTGTAAGGGCTAATCTCTGCTGCCAACCTTTCGTGTGTGGTTGTGCAAAGGTCTGCTATCTCTAAGTAATCTGTAATTAATTTAGGTATGTTATTATACTTGTATCTCCAATATAACAAATGGCTTTCGCTAAGTTCCCAGTAATCGTCATTGTCTACTACTAATTTAAAGCCGTACTTAGTGCGCCAAGTGTCCATTTGCTTTGCATCAATCTCGTTAAGCATTCTATTCATTAACACAATATCCCACCCTTGCTCTAATATTTCGTCATTAAGCACATCGGTAATAAGTGCGTACTCTTTTTCCATATTAACAATAGGCATCATAATTCTATGGTAGCCGACACCCGAATTGGCAGAAGTTATACAAAGTATTTTCATAAGTTTATATAATATGTTTTATTACCATTAGTATAAGCAGATACATTATTACTATGCAAACTCCAGGTCTTTTGTACTAATTCATTTTTATTGTAACCATAAGCATCAATGCTATTTTGCTCAATATGATTAGCGGTATATTCTTTAATAAATTTCGTATGCAAACCTGCTGCCC